TAAAAATAAAAGAGAACGATGAACGTAGTAAAACTATTAGGTGAGGCAACTGTCCTCACAACTACTGGTAAGAATATTGACAACGGCACTAAAGTTCTTCTTCAGCACAATCATGCTGGTGGTAACGCACACCTAGTTACAATCAAGAATGCTGGTGGCACTACTCTCGGTAGTATGTACGTTGCTCCACACCGTCCTATTATGATTGATAAAGAACCCACAGATACTGTAGAGACAGAGGCAACAGTTACTGACATCTATGCTACTTCTGTAGTACACATGGGTTAATATAAATAATCTCGTAAACCCTCGTCGGTTATCATGAGAGATTATAAAGAATTTAAAGAACTCTGTGAAGCAAAGCGTGGTCTCTACGCAAATATCCACGCTAAACGAAAGAGAGGAGAAGCACCTGCGCGTCCTGGTAGTAAGGACTACCCCGCGAAGGATGCTTTCAAAAAGGCGGCGAGGACTGCCAAAGAAAGTTTTGAACTCACATCAGAAGCAGCCTGGACTAGAAAAGAAGGCAAGAAAAAGTCTGGAGGTCTTAATGAGAAGGGACGTAAATCTTACGAGAGAGAAAATCCTGGAAGCGACCTTAAAGCACCAAGCAAGAAGGTTGGAAATCCCCGTCGCGCATCCTTCTGCGCTAGAATGAAGGGCATGAAAAAGAAACTAACTTCCAAGAAAACCGCCAACGATAAAGATAGCAGAATCAATAAAAGTCTAAGAGCTTGGAATTGCTGACATACTTGTAAAAATATTATTAAGAATGTGAATTTGTACTTACTGAACCTATAATTAGTAATGAGTTTTGATATGAAAATGCGTCTAAACGACACTGATATCTCACGTCTAATCGCTGCTTGTTTGCTTTACCAAGAGCGAACAGGTTCTGAGTACATGTGGGAACAATATGATGATTTGATTAATAAGCTCAATGCTTATCAAGATAACTATTCAGCGGACAATGAAAATTCTATTCGCGTTTCTAGCAACACTATTCCTGGCGGCACCAGCTTGGGCAGTTGATGTAATGATGGGTGCCAATGGCAACCTAGTTTTTGAACCAGCAGAGGTCACAATTGCTGCAGGAGAATCAGTCCATTTTGTAAATAACATGCTACCACCTCATAATGTGGTTGTAGAAGATCATCCTGAGATTTCTCATGAGGGTCTTGCAATGATGCCTGGTGAAGAGTTCGATGTAACCTTTGCTGAGGCAGGTGATTACACTTACTGGTGTGGTCCCCACAAAGGTGCAGGCATGATTGGCACGGTACATGTAGAATGAAAAAACTAAACAGTCTGGTCTTAGACACTACTGTTGCCATACTTGATTTCCTCTACAGGGGGAGAGATTATCAACGTTTTTGGGTGCTTGAGGAGATTGCTCGGGCACCCTATTTTGCGTTCTTGAGTGTATTACATTTCAGAGAAAGCATGGGACTTCGTGGTCCTGAGCATATAGATCTAATGCTTCAACACTTCGAGCAATCAATTAATGAAACATCACATTTGGAGTATATGGAAAGCAGGGGCGGTAATTCTTATTGGATCGATCGCTTTGTCGCCAAACACCTCGTCCTTATCTACTATTGGATCAACGTGGTTTATTATTGGGTATCTCCTCGCAATGCATACCATCTGTCTTATGAAGTAGAAATTCATGCGGCAGAAACTTATGCAAAGTTTCTTGCTTTGAATGGTCCCGATAAAAAGATTCTTGAGATCTTGAATGATGAATTAGAACACTCTAGAGAATTAAAATTAGCAATGGAGAAAATTAAATGAAAGTAGGAATGATCGGACTAGGACGGATGGGCGAAGGTATGTCCCGCCGTCTTATTAAATCAGGACATGAAGTTTGGGGATACAGAAACAATGCTGCTAAGGCAGAAGAGCAGTATGAGAAAGGTTACATCAGTGGATACACCACTTCAATCAAATACCTCGTACAAGAAGTCGGGGCAAAAGGTCCTGGCGTTTACATGATGGTAGTGCCAGCAGAAACAGTGGAGGACACTCTCAATGAGTTACTACAATTTTGTGTGGAAGGCGATATTATTATTGATCATGGCAATTCCAATTTTAAGGACTCTAGACGCAGGGCAGAACGGTTGGAAAAACTTGGCATCCAATATCTTGACTGTGGTACTAGTGGTGGTGTTTATGGTCTGGAGCGTGGATATTGTCTTATGGTTGGTGGTGCAAATACTGCAGTATCCGTCTGTTCTCCTATCTTCAGAGCCCTCGCCCCAGGCATTGGATCTGCCTCTCGTACAGACCCCCTCAGTCATGAAACAAGTGCCGAACATGGTTGGTTACATTGTGGATCAGCTGGAGCAGGTCATTTTGTGAAGATGGTCCATAATGGTGTGGAGTATGGTATTATGCAGGCATACGCTGAAGGTTTCAATATTCTTCATGAAGCAAATGCTGGATCCAAGTATGTTAAGGAAGGAGATGCTGAGGTTGCCCCAATGGAAAACCCTGCCGATTATCAGTATGATATTGACTGTGCTGAAGTGGCTGAGCTTTGGCGTCGTGGTAGCGTTGTTGGCTCTTGGTTACTTGACCTTACTGCGAATGTACTACGCCGCGATGGTGAGCTTCGTAAGTTTGATGGGGGCGTCTCAGATTCTGGCGAGGGTCGTTGGACTGTCCATGCTGCTGTGGACCTTGGCGTACCCGCTCCTGTCATCAGCAGTGCGTTGTGGGCACGTTTTGAGTCGCGCCGTCTTGGTGCTTTCACAGCCAAGGTTTTGAATGGAATGAGAGCTATGTTTGGAGGTCACGATGTCCGATAAAACTCATTGGGTTTGCAGAGAGTGCGGTGGCAAAGGATGCGAACACTGCAATAAAGGTTGGGAGAAATGATTTTTTCAGATGTCCTTCTTTGGGGAGCAATACCCTTTGTACTTTCCACAATATATTTCGGGATACGAAAAGGTGAAAATAACTACTACGACTCCGACGACTACAATGGAAATGGAACAGCACATTGAACCACTTACCAGAGGCATAGTTATCTTCGGTGCGACTGGAGATCTATGTAAACGAAAACTTATTCCCGCACTTCATAAACTTTGGGAGAAAGATCTTCTTCCAAATGGATTTGTAATTACTGGTGCCGCAAGAAGGGATATTGGAGTAACATATTGGAAACAATCTCTTGGGGATTATCCTGAAGAGTTTATGAATATCCTTGATTATGTTTCTTGCGACTTATCCAGTCAGGAAAGTTTAAATAGACTTCCTGAAACTGATGATACAACATATTTCTTATCTGTTCCACCAGAACGATACGAATGGGCAATCATCAATCTTAAACAAGGAGGATTTTTAGATGACCCAGAAACATCCCGTGTGGTTATTGAAAAACCCTTTGGGTACGATCTTAAATCTGCTAATCATCTACAGTCAGTGGTGGGCAGGCATTTACGCGAGAAACAAGTATATCGCATTGATCATTATCTCGGTAAAGATACTGTTAATAACATCCTTACCACCCGTTTTGGCAATATTCTACTGGAACCACTTTGGAACAGGGAGTACATAGAAGAGGTTCAGATTTATGCAACCGAAACAATTGGTTGTGAAGGTCGTTCACAATACTATGAAGGTGCGGGTGTAGTCAGAGATATGCTACAGAACCATATGCTTCAGGTTCTGGCATTGATTGCGATGGAAGCACCTTGCCGTATGGACGCAAAAGAAATTCGTAGAGAAAAAGTAAAAGTTTTATCTGCCACACGATTGGGAGAAAAACTTATTACTGGTCAGTATGAAAGTTATCATAAAGAAGAGGGTGTTGATCCTAAATCAATGACTCAAACATTTGTTGCTGGTGATCTTTATATTGATAACTGGAGATGGAAAGGTGTACCATTCCACTTCCTAACTGGTAAGAAAATGCCTTATCAGTGTGTAGAAGTTGTGATTAAACTCAAGGCACCACCACTCAGTTTGTTTGAGGGTGAAACAAATGATCGTATTGTAATGCGTTTACAACCACATGCTCATCTTGATATTCGCATTGATGTTAAGTCTCCTGGACTTGGTGATAATGTTGAACCAGCTACTCTGACACATCGTTATCCTGATTGGTTGGGTGTTGGTGGTTATGAGAAACTTCTTTATGATGCTATCAATGATGATCAATCACACTTTGTTCACTCTGAAGAAGTGTTGGAATCCTGGAGAAT